TTTCATACTTTCCTCCTAATAAAAAAAAGGGAAGTTAAAACTCCCCTTAAATTGTTGGTACTGTTACTGTAAAATCTCCATCACTATGACAGATACAACTAAATGCATCAAGGTCGGCACTCGCTCCACCTAATACTGAAGTTATTTCTATCGAACATGGTATTTCAAATATTGTTCCATCAGGTGCAGTAATCTTTAATGTTGATTTCCTATCTGTACCATATGAACCTAATAATCCTACAATGTAATCTTGTCCTGTATCGTCAACTATTCTTTTACCAGTTAAAGTAACATCTAATCTACCTGCTGTAACATCAGAGTACCCATTTGGTGCACCTACAAAGTAACCTGTTCTAACCTCTTCTGCTACTGCAAACCCAACATCTTCAAGTCCACCTATATCTGAATATGATGCTACTCCTGTTGGGTTAGTATCTATCTCATATGTACTTTCTAAAACTGCTGCTCTTGCCATTTAATCACCCCTCTATTATCATTTTATATGTTCCCACATAAAAGTAATTATTGTTTATATCTGTACCACTTAATTGGTACATTGGAGTTTCAAAATAACCTCTAATTAAATGATAACTCCCTAATTCTTCACTTAGTAAATTCTCAATAGTATCTTGTACTGTCATTGCAAGTGTTCTTGTACTTAACTCTGATTGATTACCTCTTACCCTTATATCTATTGAATGTTCTTGGTATCCAGTTTCGTTATTAACACAATATTGAATAGGTGCTGGACTCGAATTGCTTAATACAACGCATTCTATCATCTCATCAGGTAACTTACCTATAAACAAATCAGTACCAAATACTAAACTTGTATTATCTACTATATAATCTTTTAATTCATCTATAACCATAGTTCCCCCTAAAATGCTTGTAGCATTATATCTGCCAATGTATTAGTCCATTTCTGACTATCTACCTCAATACTCTTATCTATCCATTTGCTTCTTGCAGTTGGATTTTTAACTGTCTTAATATTCAACTGTTTACCTGTTCTTGGGTCAATACCCCAATATATCTTTTCAACATAAGGATTTTCCCACATTACATAGTCATCTTTAATCTTACTTTCTAACCTCGTTCTTCCTGTATCTTCAGGAACATATCTATCTGAACTATCGTGCATATCTCTCAAGATTACTCTCTTTGCAACATCTAAATTCTTTGTTAAGTTTTTAGGTAGTTGCTTGAAATATGTATCAACTTTCATTACTTATCTCCCCACATATTATTTCTAAATGGTCGAATACAGTACTACGAGGTTTATAGTAGGTCTCAGATTGAGTTATAATGTACTTATTATCGTTAGGTAATAGTAATATATCACCCTGTTTTAATTCCTTGCTCTCAAATAGTATTATTAATGTATTTGTAGAATTAGCATCATCTTGCCCACGAGATAATCTTACATTATACTCAATATAACAGTTATCAATCGTTATTGGGTCTTTATATGTTACTCCATATCCTGATAGTTCCTTTTGTTCCCAATATATAGTGTGAACAGCATATTTTTTTATCATACTATCCTCCTCATTAATCCTCCATCAATTAAATATCTCTGTGACTTCGGACAAATCTTCCTATATTCTTGTGAAGGTGAACTACCAAAACCTGTTGTTTCACTTGTTCTACCTATACTAACACTCTTTGAATTTCCAGCATATTCATCATCAGGGTTATCTTGCAAATACTTAACTTGATATGCTACTGCTAATTTTAAGTTATTAGGAGCAGTAAGCACAGTATAATCAGTTACATCCAATGTTCTATTGAACATGTGATATTTCATTAACTCACTTGCCTCATAAACAAGTAACAACTTCTCATCACATTCATCATATGCTGTGCCTAATATTTCATTTAATTCGGCTATTGTGATATATTGTATTCTACTAATAGCCATAATTGATCACTCCTTATACTGTTATTCCACCTGAATTTTGTTTAACTAAAATTCTTGTAGCATTAGTTACTCTATAAGCAGTATTCATTTCAATTTGTGCTAATGAACCTGCAAATCTTTCACTATCTTTAACTCTCATTGCCTCAAAGTTATTAAGAGCAGAAAACGCTTCAGCGTCTCCCTTGATTATAGCAACACCTGATATATCAACGCTTCTTAATGAACCTGTATATTCGTAGAATTTAATATCTGTTTGAACAGTTAAGTTTGCTTCAATTAGTTTTAATCCTAAGAAGTCAACTGTTCTACCTTGTATTACACTATCATTTACTGAAGGTGTATACTCAGTACCAACAAATGTCAAATATGATTCGAATACATCAGGACTTACGATTGAATAGGTAGGGTTTGCTTTCGCTTCTACTAATGTTTTTCTCATCCCAATTATGTATGCTTTAATATTACTTGATGTAATTGCAGTAGTATCACCATAGTCAGTTGCTTCGTATACCATTGCTGCTACTCCACTTGACTGCCAACCTTGTGATACTTCTTTTAATGCTTCTGCCATTTCATCTGCTGCTTTGTTATAAGCAACTGCTGCTGCAGTAACACCATAAATCTTACGACTTCTCTTAAAGTTGTTATTAAACACTGCTTGGATAAGAGTATCTGCAACTATTACATCTGTAAAGTCGCTTCCTGGAGTAGTTGGTACTATTCCACTACCTCCACCAAGTTTATGTATAAATATTCCTCCTGCTTGTGCATCGTATTTGTCAGTAAATGTAATTCCTGGTTGTAAAACTGAATTGTAGTATAAATTTGGTTCTAATATATCGAGATATTTCTCATCTACATATTGTGTATTATAAATAACACTCATCTAAATCACTCCTTTTTATTTTTCTTATAGTATGGATTATTCTTGTATTTGTCATCAAGATAATCTGTACCACTTGACTTTGGTTCAGTAGATTGTTTCTCAACTCCTACCTTAACCTGAGCAGATACACTTTGTATATCGTACTCTTTAATAACTTTGTCTACATTCTCCTTTAACTTTTCATAGTTAAGTTCATCAATATAAACATCTGTTAAGTCCACAAGTTTAGATATAAGTTTACTTTGTTTATCATCAACTTTAAGTTCGTGTAAAACTTTAGTTAAACCCATCTCTATTTGTGTTGTTTTCACCTTTTCAGATACTTCAGCATATTTGTGTTTCCATGCCTCTGCCTCATCTTTACTCTTTTGTGCTTCTGTTTTTTGTGTTTCTTGATATTCCTTGAATTTTGAATAACCCTCTTTATCAAAGTTATCGCCAATGCCAAGTTCTTTAGCAAATTTGTTTTTCTCCTTTGCTAATCTATCTTGAACCACTTCGTTTAATTCCTCTTGTGTAAATGTTTTTACCTCATTTGTTGGCTCTACAACAGGTTGAGTAACCTTTGTTTCTTCTGACATATTCCCTCCTTTATACTCTGAGTGAGTTATTCCATTTCTTTATCGTTGTAATGTTCAACACTTATTCTTTTTTATAGGTCAAGTTCTCCTACAATTTCAACTGTCATCGTACAATTACAGTTTATATCCTCGCTTGGTATACCAAAATGTTGTGGTGCTTTTGTTACATTGCTACCTATATGAAAGTAACCATCAGTCCCATACACCACCTGTCCATCTGCTTGTAAATGACTTTCTCTTGCTTCTTTACTTAAATATGTATATACCCATGTCTTCTTGACTAACTCGCCACTTTCTTGACTTGCTGTCAATAACCCTTCTGTTTTATAATAGTTAGTTTCAGTAGCTGCTATTGATTTTGCTCTGTTTTTGTCGAATTTCATCTGTAATTCTAATTTCTTTGCTATCTGTTTCTGTGTTCTACCATCTTTTAACCCATTTAATACAATCTTGTTAACTTTCTTGTTAAGTTTCTTTACATTTCCCTTAATAATAGCATTAAAATTAACTATCTTTTGCCTATCGCTTAACTGTGTTTTAATTAATCCTTTTATTCTATCATCAGTTAAATACAATATCCCTTTTTTATCTCCTATTATATTAAATAATTCATAAGTAGAACTTAGTATTTCTTTACTTGTTCCTATGATGTTTTTTCTATTAAATCGCCATAGGGTAGCAATTAGTATTAGTATCTTATCTAAATGCTTTCTAAGTACACTCTCGTTCGTTATAATGCCATTCTCTACTGTACTTTTCGCTTCTACTATTTCCATCTCTTTTACTAACTCTTTTGTATACTTTATATATAGTTTGTTAGTTTCAAGATATAACTTTTGTTGTTCTTTAGTTGTGATATTATTCAATTGCTCCATTCATATCACCTTCTACAAAATCAGTTGTTCCATTATTGGTAATCATTCGCACTTTTTCTTCTTCTGTTAAACTATCACCATATATTTCATCCAATGCTTTCTCTTGGTCTATTATATCTGCTTCTATCAATAGTTTAGTATTTGCTATTACCTCGTTTTGACTTGGTGTGATATATTTACCAAAAGTAACCTCAAGTTCACATTCTGTATATGTTGTATTTGTAAATATTGAATTTGCAAATAAGATTAACTTAAGTGTCTCTTCAAGGTATTCTTCCCACCCTTTTATCATTTCTTCTCTTGTACGTAATGATGACATTTCCCTTTTCTCTAATGAATAACCACTTGAGTTTGCACCTACACTGTCATCTATTCCACATGTAAAAGGACTTAACCCTACAACTGTTAGCATATTACTTATTAATGTGTTTATTGCATTAACATATTCACCTGTTCTTATAGCAGGTTGTACATGCTTTATCTCATTCTTTGCATTCTCATCCATATCTGTACCAAGTACAGTAAAGTTCTTTCTAAACTTATTAAATGTTTTACTTGTCATTAATGTGTCAGGTACATATACTTCACTTCTTGCTAATCGTATCTCATCCATTAACTGCGACCATGTTTCATCTAATGCATCAAACTCACTCACTAATCCTTTATAATCGCTTTTACTTATTTTCTCGTTAGCAAGTATTTCATTACCTTCCCATGAGATATCAGGTAAATCTAAATCTAACTCTGATAAAGGCACTTCTATTGGTTTCTTACCATATTTATTCTCTCTAAATAGTTTATAGTTTATTGACCCTTTTCCATAGATTTCATATAAACAATAATCGCCCATTTTGTTCTTAAATGCTATCGTTTGTAATCTACCACATTTATATGTTGTTTCATATTCTAATGGGTTATACATTGTTATAATTGGATACTCTGTTACTTCTTTATCGTAACTTAATTTCCATGCAAATCTACTACCCCAACTCTCACATGCCACACTTTCTTTGATTATAGTGTCAGCTTTATTGTTAACGAATATATTCCATAATAGTTCGGTGTTTTTCTTATCCTCATCTTCACCATTCTTACAAATTAGTTCTACACCACCACTCATTAATAATCTTGACTTTGTATCACTTATTAAAGCAGGTATTCCACTGTGTACAACCCTAATATCTGCATTTACCTTTGTGTAGTAATATGATCCTCTTATATCTACTATGTTATACTGTGGACTTCTTGATTGATAGAAATCTGCTAACATGTCTTCACAACCTAAATACCATAGTTGTTTCTCTCTTAACAAATACTCGTTTCTTTCATCTAACACCTTCGGCATCATATTCAATTTGTTGTCGTTATACTCTTGCATGTATGGATAAATGTATTTCACTATTCTTCTACCTATTTTGTCTCTAATCGCCACTTTTATCAACTCCTATCATATTTTTGTATGGTAGCC